TTTAGCCCAAGCTGCATTACTAAAATCTTCACTATAAGTAATTAAATTTGTCCTCTGTGGCTCTAAAAGCAAAGAGCCACATCCACCACCCGTATAGTCTATGCGTGGAGTATTGATTGCTACGCTTTCTATTAATCCATCAGCATTTACTCTCGTGCCAGTTGTGCTACGTGTGAAGGTTAAATCACCGTCTCCGCTTGCAGGTACTACACTATATAGCTTACTCTCTTTATAGCCGCTTGGTATCATTGCTAGACTTACGTCATCTAATATACCTATTTTATTAAGCCTATTTAATTCAGAAGTCACGCACCCCTCACCCTCCATAATGCCACCGTCAGCGATTACTCGCTTACGGAACACACTCGCTAACAAAGCACCTATACTAAGACCTAAGACTTTGCCATATTGAAACCCAAAGCCAAACATTAAGAGCCTCCTTTTATGGCGAACCCTGAACCGCTTGTAAATGATGCGTCTGTGATAAACTCACCATTAGGGGCTGCCACTATCATACCAGCAGATAATGTCTTAGAGCCTATCCCTATGCCTGCTACTAAGTCCGTACCGTTGGAACTTGTCAGGGTAGCTATTACTGCCTCCTCATTGATTACTATATAAATATAGTTCTCCGTAATTGTGGCACTTGCTATGGCTGCTGATGAATCTACGAACTTCTGTCCGTTCCGTGCTATTAATAAATCTGTTTGCGTACTCATATTATTTTTATTTTAAATTGTTTTTAATTTGTTACTGGTATCTTACATCTAGCATATCCGTAGCTTGTACTCAAACTCATATTAATCGAAGCCCCTGAATATAGAGAATCGAAACGCTCGGTGAAAGGTTGTATGCTCCAAGTCTTATTTAATACTACGTGCAAGTCTTTGTCTGACCAGCTCGCTTTATTGAAGTTTTCAAATATGCTCATTATGTCCAAAGCTATAAGGCTACATTCATTCTGAACGCTTACCTCATTACTCTCAGTATTTAGTTCTGTCACGTTGTCACACAAGAACATATCAATAGAGTAGTCTATACCATTAAATCCGTTAGGCGTTATATTCACTACATCATAAATTAAGTAACTACCTGATGGGGTCTTAGTCAAATCTATATCAAAGATATTACCTTTTAGGACAGTATTTATCTGGGGATGCTCGCTTGCTATCCCTTCCATTATCGTCACTAGGTTTTTTATGGTTAAACTTTTCAAGGTATTTCTTTAATTTTTCGGCTTTTAGACTATGAACTGACTTCTCCATTGTGTATCTTGCTCAGGATATACCACATCAACGCCACTTGGTGGAGTAGCGTATAGTGGATATTCGCTTTTGTTTTCTTTTAGGAATAACTTTAATTTGCGTCTATAAAAATCTGCATTATCTTTGAATATATTTTTAGCAGTTATCAACTCACTTTCCGCAAGAGGACTAAAGCCATCACCTGACTTTGTGCCTGCTCCCTTATTGGTTAGTTTGTACGTTCCTATACGTGTATATTTATGGCATACCTCCCATTTTAAAGCATCCCTTAAATAATCTTTAATTAATGTCTCATTTGCCGCTGAGACTGTGCCTGATTTTATCTGTGCAAGCACTTCGTCAAACAATGCAGACCCAAGTATAGGTCGTACAAATGTATTTTGCGTACTATCTATTAGCGGCTTTAAGTACCCGTCGTCTATATTGTAATGTAAGACGGTATTCTCTTTTACAAATGCTGGGCTTATAATCAATATCATTTTTTCTTTACTATTACTTGCTCCCAAATATGTCTACAAAAAGGTATTGATGTGTCAGTTCCTTTTCTTCTGTACCAACCTCCACGAGCTAACCAAACATCCGTAACATCTGCAAAGCCGCTAGACTTCATGTCGTTTCTAAGAACCTCAATTTCTTTCTTGGTGTATAGCTTCTTTTTAGCTACCATCTTACGGCAGAAGTCTCTTGATGTACTCCCTTGCTTTAAAGCAGGTGCAGACTTTCTTAGTGCATATCTATACTTAACTTCTGCTTTAGGTATATCTATAGTCTTAGCTATTCTATCCCCTAATGGAGTAAGTCCTATTACGCTACCTTCTATCTGGATTAGATTAGATGTAGATAGTATATTTATTGAGGTTAATAATTGCTTAAAATCTAATTTAAGCAAGCTGCCTATGCTAGAAGCTACTATTAAGGGGTTATCTAGTATTGACTTTAAAACACGTCTTATAATATTAGGCTCGTCTGCAAAATCAACTGGACTGCCGTCTGCATCAAAACAAATATCAAAACTATCTATTTCCTCGTAGTCGCTTTCACTTACTCCTATATCATCAAATAGGTAGCTTATATCCTCATCATCTGAGAAGTGGCTGCACATATCCGTTTTTGCTATCTCCGTATCTACTGGCTGCAATTCCTCTTCTAGTTCTAAGCCGCTCTGCTCGTTTATTAACTTACGTATTTCAGTACGGTTAAGGTTCGCTAAGATAATGTCGCTAGTGAGGTCTATTGTATCTATTGGCTTTAATGGTATAATATCCAAGTCGGTGCTCTGTATCTCTAAGAACGCTAATTTCTTGATAGTTCGCAGTATTGTGTTTTGTCTTTCAGAAATATAAGTGTTTGTGAATATCTCATACGCTAAATCAAGCTCATTTCTTGCTCCCATTTGCCCTGCCTCTTTTACTCCAAAAAGTATGGGATTAGTTACACGGTGTCCTATAAATATAGACTCTTTTACTCGGTTACTCATACCAATATAACGCTCGTGCAAATCGTTACCATTCATAGAGTGAATCTCTGATGAGTTCTCTTTTGATGGTGAGAATAAATGAACTATTTTGTTGCCAGTAGCCTTTCCAAACTTTTCTTGAAACGCTTTCTCAAATGACTCGCTTTCTTCTTGAGTTTCGGGTGAGCCGTTATTATGTTGTATTAGCGTACCGCCTACAAATCCATTGGTAACTTCATTTAGCCAGTAGTCTCCTATCTGTACGTCTGTCTTTATCTCAGCTAGTGAGCCTACATACACGGGTAATGGGTAATATTTGAAGTTTGGTCTGTAGTCTGTGTGGTATATTACACCTCTTTTTTGGTCAGGGTCTGTTGGTCTATACTTTTCGAGGTGCTTTACAGTTGGTCTGTGATTTCTTATACCCTTTTCTGTAATCCAATCCTCAGCATATTGTAAACTACCGTCCAATCCTAAGCGTATATTTGCAAAATCTAGGTGGTGGTATTGGTTTCCTGCCGTTGTGCGTATAACTTCGATAGCATAACCGTTGAATAACTCATAATCTAAGCACAAACGCTTCATTAAACTAGTCCAATCCTCGTCTATATTAGCAGATGAGAGCCATTTTTTAGCTGCTAGGTCATTACTATCAAGCCCATTTCCTACGATATACCCTACTTTGCCGTTTATTATAGCGTTATGAGTACTGGAATCGTTATATAAATCTATGAGTTCAAATGGGTATAGGTTATCCGCACCAAAATAAACGATGTTTTGGCTCTTTTTCTCTAAGAATTGCGGCACTTCTGCGGATGCAAACTCTGTGACTATTGGGAAATTACTCATATATTACAGTATCTTGGTTATCTGTGTACGAATATACGACCTCAGACTCTTGTTTTAATCTTAATATGCCTCTTTGTATAACTATTCCAGTCGTACCGCCAGAGGTTGTGGCGTTAATAATTGAATATGGATAGTCTCCGTTATTCGGCAAAGCTATTGTAGCATTTGCAAGGTCTTGTATGCCCTCTATTAATGTAAATGATACATATCTATCGTTCACACTAGATGGTGCAGCTAAGGTCACGTCTACGGTGTACTCAGAGCTTTTAATGGTCATAGTATAATAGGTATTGACAACCTGATTAGAGATGTTGCAATAAATATAATTGGTTGTATTTTTTTCTATTATGTCCATTTTTGAATTAAAAAAAGCCCACCACATAATGCAGTGGACTTGGTGTCTATATTAGACTATTATTAAGCTGGTTGGAATGCAGTTCTAGCAGTTACCTCAGTGATAGGGTCAGGCTCTTGCCCTTGGAAAGAAAGGGAATACCCATTTCTATCTCCAAGTGCAGTGCCAGTCCCCGTGTCTCCAGCGGTCATACGTACTCCGTTCACTTCTCCCATTAACCAATACTTACCGTTATTATCTTTGATAATTACAGATAGCTTGGCTCTTGCTAACATTTTAACCTCGTTGCGTTTTGTGGTGTCCATCTTATTGAGAACGTAGGTGCAAGTTTGGTCAAAGTAGCTTGTTCCGTTTTGGTCATTTACCGTAGGGTTATCGTTCATTACAGAAGAAGCTCCCTGAGCGTTGGTAGTCTCGTACTTAAAGTACGCTAGACCCGTGCCAGTTATGGCAGACGCTTCACCAGTAGCCGTTTTAGATACTTCAAAGTCATCAGGCATATTTGCAAACCAAAACTCAGAGATTCCTCCCGTTGATTCATTACATCCTACTGTAAAGCCAGTCGTTAAATCACACGCCATAGATTAAACCGCTAGTGTAAATTCAACTATCTCATCAGGGTAAGCAACTTGCAAACCTCTTTTGAACTTAACTCTGTAGTAAACTTTGTCGTCTTTCTTGTCGTACCACATATCAAACTCTTCCTCATCGTTTTGTAAGTCAAAACCTAAGATAAAGTTCTCTTGCGTTCCTAAGAACATTCTATTTGTTCCATCAAGTCCAACAACTCCCACAAGTTTCACGTTCTTACCTACTACCTTAGTAACGTAATCAGTCCACTCAGTAGCATCTACATTAAAGAGATTCTTTGCATTTAAAGTGTCTACATACTTGTCAAAGTTATCTTGTCCAACAAACAATACTTGGTTAAGTGCAGACTTTAATTTTGCAGGTCTTGCATTACATATATCTTTTATAAGAGTGTCAATGTTTCCACTTGCTCCTGATGTGATTGCAGTCGCAGCAAGAGTATTACCATCTACGGCAGTAGTTGCAGCGTCAATAGTCTTAATAAGCCCATCATATCTATTGATATATACATTTGCACTCCCAGTGTCTCCTTGCCAGTCAGCAGTCTCATTCTGCTCCATTATAGTAGAGAGTATGCTAGTAGCAATTTCAGACTCAAAGCTCATAGACTCAGTTTCTGAGTTACCTGCTGCAAGTAGCATTTGTGTATATTTAGGAATTAAATCCTTCATACAAAAACCACTGTAATAAGTGATTTGCCCTACTGTGATATTTCTATCTGTAAAAGCTACACCTCCTGATGCTGATGGTGAACAACCGCTACCATCTTGCGGAAAGGCAGTCACTGCCAATAGGTGAATTGCGTCTGTTTTCTTAACTCCTGATTGAAGCGTGAAATAGTCGCTTGACGT